TTCCACATTTGACTTCCCGCACTTTATCTTCCAGCAATCCTCTGTGACTGTAATTTTCATCTCATCAGCTGTAAGCCTATTTACCAAATTATAAAACTCATCTGCTGATACAGCTCCCTCCAATCCTTTTGCTGCTGGGTCAAATGGAACTGCAACACACACAAACCCGTTGTATGCTGATATGTGACCAGCACTAAATACAAAAGCATCATACTCACCCAACCGGCTTGACTTCAATCCTAATCCTGGTTGAGCAACCTTCAAAGCACTCAGCAACTCTTTCCTTAAAATTTTCATGTAATACTCCTATTCACGTCTGTATATATTATAACCAAATCAATAACGCTTCGCATCACCTGCCCCTCTTATATGGCTTCTTCTTTGGTTTTTCCTCACCATCCTCTTCTTCCTCACTCAATATCACACTGTTTATCAATCGGCTGTCCATATAAATCCTACCAATATCTAAACAGCTGAGAACAATAGCCTGTTGAAAAACTCTCTTCCCTTCCCTTACTGCTAATTGTGCCACCCGCATAATTCCACGCTCCGCTTCTTTCCCCTTCTGATTCAATGCTATCATATGTGTAACATGAGCCAACTTTCTAATATCCTCAGCCACATCCAACTCAGATATATCAGCCTTAAATGTATTCTTTGCAGCCTGAGAAGCTGTGACTACCAATATGTTTTTCTCCAGTGACATCCTTCTAAGCCCACTCCAAATATCATCCAAAGCATGCCGATAATCTGTTGTAAATTGACTTGACTTTAAATAATCAGCATAATCCACAACCACCACATCAGGTACATATCCTTCATAATATTCCAATATGTCTAATTGTGTATTCAAATCCTCCACGGAAGCCGACCTGGACGGCAATGCAATCATCCTTACATCCCCCCCTCTGAACCGGCTGACCAACACCTTCTGTTTATCCTTCACTTTAGAAACATCCAAACCAACCATTTTCCTCCTCTTATTTTTGATCAACCATTTAACCGGCTCTTCAGCAGGGTCGGCATCAAAATAAGGCTGTGCTATATATCCCCCAGATAATGGTTGTCCCATTAACGATTGCCAGCCCCTTCGTAACATCTGTGACCGAGTCATCTCCAGGGTAAAAAATACCACCTTCAATCTGGCATACATAGCTGTTTCTGCTGTATACCAGAGCCACCATGTTTTCCCTCTTTTCATCGGTGCCAAAAATGCTACAAAATCCCCTCTGCCCATCTTTCCAACCACTTTCCCTAAATCACCAGGGAAATATAACAATGGCTCATCATATTCCATGAATGCTGATATTATATCCCCCGGCTGTTTTGTAAAACTAGCTCCTGCCCCTGATGGCGGCTCTATACGCCGATAATTTGCCACCAGCTGTTCCCCTTTCAATGGATCGCCCTCCAACAAACTATCCTCAAGCCGTTCCACCAGAAGCTCCTGCGACCTAATTTTCAAATATTTTACTGCTTCGGATATAGCATACTTGATATTATTCGGCTTTGCAGCCTCCCAATCCCTAGAAAGCAGCTTCAAAAAATCCGACACATTATCGGCCTCATCTTTATCCAAAATGTGTGCCCGCTTTGATCGGTAAATGTCTGTTATCCCTTTATTTGGCGCTTCTTTAAATTGCTCATAATATTCTACTATCCATCCTGCTACCAACCTAGAATAACCGGCCTTTAAAAAGTCAGCTCTAAATATGGGCACAATCTCCTTCAAGAATCGGGTGGATGTAATCATATAAGTAATCAGCTTTCTCTCCTGGGATAATTCAATGTCAACTTTTTTCATCTATTCATCCAATATCGAATTGGGTATTTTGCTCAGTGATATACCTTTCATATCTCCGCCCCTAATTTTATATACATCATATCTATATTCTTGCTCCGCCCAAACGCCTGGGTCAATTTCACACCCTTCATAACTGAAACCTAAGTCATTACAAGCAATCCCAAGTGACCGACTGCCTACATGAGGGTCAAAGATTGTCTGTCCAGCTTTGGCATAGTTCTGTAATAGCCATTTGTACAGGGCAACGGGTTTTTGTGTCTTATGTATTCTTTTTATACCTGTTTCACTTCCCATACGGAAACCATCCCATGTACAAACAATCTTCCTTACAGATTTTATTAAACTACACAATGCAATTTCACAATCTGAAAAAGTACTATTCTGATTATTTTTATCCCATATTATCCGGCCGGAAGGCGTGAGGCCAAAATCATAATAATTGATTCCCCATATAATTTGTGCGGTAGAAATCCTGCATAATTCATTATAATATTGTTTATCTGGGATTTTCCAAAAATCTAATTTCTTTGCAGGTGCCAAACTACCATATTTAGACTCACCCCCATGATAAAAATAATCCATTTCTACACCTTCAAAATATGGTGGATCATCAATCGCCAAGTCATAATTATTATCCGGCAGAGTTGCCATATGCTCCATGTTATCAATCCTGTGTACAATATTTTTCATGCCCACTCCACCGTACCGCCAAAAGCTTCTGCTGCTTTCCTGGCTGTTTTCTCTGCCATATAATAATGCCCCATGTCTTTAATTATAACTGTTTTAACTTTGTTCCGGCGATATGACACCACTTTTTTGATAAAAACGTCCATAAAATTACCTGGTAGTCTTACCACCCACATTGTTCGTTGTATTTCCAGCGTCATCATTACTCCTCCTGTATTTTCTTCCGGTATGTCTTTAATAAACCACCCAACAAATTATCCCTCTGGCCATCAAACAAATCAGCTCCCTTCTCACCATCCAAAATGTCCTTCACATTCTCATACTTTCCCTGAAGCAAATCCATTATATGCTCTTCCACCGTATCAGATGCTGCAAGAAAATAAGCTGTCACTGAATCCGCTTCCTGCCCAATTCGGTGAATCCTATCAGATGCCTGCTCAACATCCCCAGATGTCCATGGAAACTCCACAAAAGCAACCGCCGGTGCTGCAGTCAATGTTATCCCTATTCCTGCGGCCACAACCTGCCCTATGAATAGCCGTACTTTATCATCATTTTGAAACCTATCCACCGCAATTTGCCGCTTTGACCCAGACACACTTCCATCCAAATATACAGCCTCTTTCTTGAAGATCTGTACCAAATCCTGTAAAGCTTTTACATGATACGTAAACACAACAAGCTTCTCTCCTGTTGCCAGATAATCCTTTATCCACTGAATCACAGCATTGCGTTTAGCGATATAAGCCAGCTGTTTCAATTTCTCTAATTGTTGTTGTCCTTCTATTCCAGCTCTCAAATGGCCTCTGAGCCAATCCAAAAACTCCTTATCTGCCCCCCGGTAGGAAGCCAATTCAGCTTTGTCCAATTCCATAGGAACAATTAACTTGCGTTTTGGGGGCAACTCCGGTAATACATCAGCCTTCAATCGTCTCAACATCAAAGGCTGTATTAACTCATGAAGCTTATCGATATTTGTAGCCCCCAAGAAAGTCATCCCAAATCCATTATGTTTCGGGTCACAATAAGCATGCAGATACTTCCAGCGATTTGGGAATGTCTTATTATCCAGCAAATTCAATATTGTAAAAAACTCTGCTGGCCTATTCCGAATAGGAGTACCAGACAATCCTATAAAAGAATCCGGTTTAACAGTCCGCTTAATATGAATAAAATGTTTTGTTCTTATCGCTTTATTATTGCTGATATATTGAACCTCATCCCCTATAAACACCCGTAAACCAACTTTTTCAAGGAAGTATGTCCAAGTATCAGGCTCAGGCTCAGAAAACCGTTTCTTGATGGGTTTTCCATTGTCATCAAGTGTTTTCTTAGCCCTACCAGACAGGATATCATAGTTTATAATGTAGAACGGATAATCAGGCAGTATATGCCCTTTCGTACCACTCATTACAAATGCTTCCTGCCCTGTCCACTTTTTTATCTCATTTTGCCAATTCAATTTTACAGAAGCTGGGCACGCTATCAGTACCGGCCTTAATTCTGGATGAACGTCTAAATAGGCCAATGCCTGTATAGTTTTCCCCAACCCCATTTCATCCCCAAGCAAGCCCACCCCATTATTCTTTTCAAACCACCTCACCCCTCCCTTCTGAAATGGGTATAGTTTATTCACAACCCTCCCCCATACACAGCCAAAGGATTTTCCTCAATAATTTCAAACTCATCTGCCTCAAACATAACCCCATTAACCATAAAATTACCATCATGTAAAAGCACCCCTATAATCTTGCTATCTAAGTAATAATTATTTTTTGGATTAGTAAACTTCACTGCTTTCCAATTCCAATTACCCTTACTTGGAAAGTCTCTTTTATACCTTCTTTTCATAGTCCTGCCTCCATTCGTACTTGTTTCACTTCTTCCTCATTTAACTCCGCTGGGTCACGTTCATCATCTAACTGGAGAATACTTGCCATCACCCCTATTGATGCCAGTTGCCTGGCCTGTTGTAATGCCCTCTGCTGTGCTTCTTCCTCTGAGTCAAATACAAAAGTAACATGCCGGAATCGCAGCAACAAAAGCCGTACTTGCGCTGGAGTCATTGTTGTGCCCAGAGTAGCCACACATCCATCTCCTATCCTCCAAACATCAAAAGCACCCTCCACTACCACAGCCACTTCCCCAGTAGCATTATCAATATTGTACAGCACAGACTTTGGATTTTTCACGCTCTTCTCAACCTTCTCTGTTTTGTATCGATCTTTGGCCCGGTCTGTGATATCCCTTCCTTGAAAAGAAACCAATTTACCATTGTAAAATATTGGAATGATTATTCTGAACGCCCATTCCCCGGCTATTCCAGTGCCGGTAATACCATACTTAGTCACCAAATGCTGCGGGTCAAATCCCCTCTTCCTCAAATACCTTCTGTACCTCACTCCCAGATCTCCTCCAGGCAATTCTATCAATTCGGCCTGGGGCACCTTCTTATTCAATTTATCCGGTATGCTCAACCGGCCTGAATACTCCCTCAGCATCACTTCAGTTTGTTTTCTGGACATCCCTAATAAATGACTAAAAACCCATTCAAGAGTATGACCCCCACACTTAAAACAATTATAATACCCCATAGACAAATTAAGCCCACCATGCAGGTTATTATCCCCGCATAATGGGCAATTTATATTCACCCAGCCATTACTGACTGAAGTGTCGTATGAGATAGAAAAATCTTTTAACAACTGGATGAAATCATACATTTAAGCTACAACCAACACAATAGCTTTCTGAACTTTCGGTAGGACGTTAGTGCCATTGATAAATCCAGCGAATCTATTTTCCTGAGCCAAAGCTGTTTTTCTCAAAGAGCCAACATGGGCAACAAAGTCTGCAAAGCGCATTTGTAGCGGCTCAGAATAGTCGTATTTCCAGGAGCTATGCATCTTTCCACCCTTTCTTATGTTTGTTATCGTGGCAAATATCACAAAGCAAAGTTAAATTATTTTCCCGATCTTCCCCACCCAAAACCAGAGGTTTTATGTGATGGATGATTCCTGAAAAATCTGGAATAAGAACACCTGATGGTAATTTTTGTCTAAAATATTTCCCGCATTCCGTACATTGGAAAACGTATTTTTGATGAATATGGCGGACAAATGATCTTATTCCTAAACTGCGTGGACTTGCGTAAAGTTTATTTTCACTACATATGGCACAGTATTTTTTTCTTTCGTTTTCGATATTATTGCCACAATATAAACATTTTCCAATAGGAACTGCTTTTTTTGATTCTATATACCAATCAGGATAGCCACAATATTCAATATCAAATCCCTCCATGTAATAAATTGAGGTTAATCTATTTGTCTCATTTTGCAGTTTATACATCCCTCAAAATCCTCCCTAAATTCCGCTTCTCCCTCACTTCTGTGCCATCCTCAAGGAATAACGGCTGTGCCTCCACCATCCAATCCAATCCAGCAAGCTTTATAGCCTCATCACTGGTTAAAGCTTCCTTCACTACCGTACCCAATCCGTGCCATGCCGG